GAGATTAGCGAGTGTCTCGTGGGCTCGGAGATGTGTATAAGAGACAGCTTATATTACAAGTAATGCATTATTAATATTTAATACAGTATCAGATATGAAAAATGCTAATAATTTAATAAACGGAAGTAAATGTAAAACCTTAGGTTTTTATAGTGTAAATGATGGTGGTAGTTCTAATTATTTAATTAGAAATATAACAAATAATGATGTTGTTGATAATGCATTAATTATCGCACTTAATAATGAAAATTTAGTTGCAGAATTAATTTTAAATGATTATGTTACACCAGAACAATTTGGGGCATTTGGTAATAATTTAAATGATGATACTGTTGCAATACAAAAAGCTATTGATACTATGAAAGTTGTAAAATGTAATAAAAATTATCTTGTTTCTGCAGAAATAAAAATAAAAAATTCTTTTGAAATGGATAAATTTTCAATAATAAAAGCTAGTGATAATTTTCAAGATGAAACTGTTGTATCTGTTACAAAAGATACTCAAAGAAGAAATATGAATTATTATATAAATGTAGATAGTTCAAATATTGCTGATTATGGAATTTGCATTGGAAAAGCTAGATTTTGTAATTTGAATTTAAATGTTATTAATTCTAAAAATGTTGGTATCGACTGTAATCACTACGGAATTGCTGGAAACGGAGGTAATATTTTTAATTGTACCGTTGTAGGAAATTCAAATGGAACTGCTGAAAATGGTGTGATTATCAAGAATTGGGATAGTACTTTTGAAAATATTGTTACACAAGATGTAAAAACTGGTGTTTATTTAGAGGAAGGGGAATTGATAGCTAATTATGTTCATTCTTGGCTGTCTGATACTTGTGCTGATAATTTATGGAGTGAATCATGTGTAATAAAAAATATTGGTTATCGTAGAATTTTTATAGAATGGTTATATCAAGATAGTGTTAGATATGGAATTTTTAATGGAACATATGGAAAAATAAAATATTTTGAATATAATTTAAATTTACAAAATGAAGAAAATTATGTAAATGAAGTAAATGTTTATTCTCCAAATCTTATTACAAGATTATTTATTGATGTATTTACTAATATAAAAAATGAAAAGAGCTTATTAAAATATGTATTAAATGATAATAATGCAAATGAATTTGGTGTATTAATAAAAAATGGTGTTGCAACTGATACTAATGTTATAAAAAATTATCAACCATTTAATGATGCAAATAATGCACCACAACTTCGGAAATTTCTACGTTTCTTATGATACATTAAATTTACCGATTAATCAAGGCGGTTTTTTAAAATGTGAAATTATAGAAAGTTGTTACACACAAACATACTATTCAGTTAATTATAAAAACAATGGTAATTATTATAAACGTTTAAAATTAAATAACACAAACGAATGGTCAAATTGGTTTAAATATGCACCATCTGTTGAATAAAAATAGAGAGGTTATACCTCTCTTTTATTTATACTATTGTATTATTTAAACTGTAATTACCTATGTTTGCGTGATTATGCCAAATAGTTACACCACGTCTACAAGCATTATTTATAGTATCCATATATTTACTTGGTACTTCGCCTGTTCCTATTTCTTCACTTCCGCCAATTTCAATATAGTTCCAATATCTTCGACCACTTATATTCGGATTTTCTAATTTACATATTTTATATCCAAATCGTGTGAAATAATCGTCAATAATTTGCAAATATTCTTTTTTTGGTCGCATATGCAAAATTTTAAAACGGTTGATATTATATAAGAAAGAAACATCGCCCGAATTTGCATTTCCCTGTGCTGTATTCGGCAACATTGACGCTTGCACCATTGAACCAATCATTGACGCAATTCCCGTCGCAACTGTTGCTGTGCCTCCGACAATATTTCCTGTTGCAAATTGTGTTGCACCTGCAACCGATGTTCCTAATGCACTAATTCCCAAATTGATTGCGTTTTGTGTTATCCAATTTGTGAACGCGTCAGATGACCACGAAAGTGTTGGATATTTTCCAAGTGGCAATGATTCGTCCTCATTATTTCCAATTCCTTGATAAAATTTAGGACGTATTTTTCCCGAATATCCAAGACAAGGAATTCCAATGAATTCAAATGACATATTGTCCGTTGGATTGTCTTCCAAATCTAATTCGTTGAAGTCTTCTATTTTATAATCATTAAATCCGCCCATATTATTTGTAACACGACAGAACGAATATGGGTAAACAAGCAATTTATTATTTTTTGGCGTATAATCTGTAAATTGTCTGAAACTTGATTTTGAATACGTTTGCGTATCTTCTAATTTTTGACCACCGCCCGAACGTACAAGATGTGTTGTTTTGTCAATATCTTCTGTCAAATTAAATGCTTGATATGGAAGTGCAAACATTGTTTGAATATCGCCTGGGTGTCCTTGTTGTGTTACATTATAAATCCAATCTGAAATGCTGTTCACTTCTGCTACATAATTGGTTCTATTAATTAACCAAGCAAACCACATTGACCCTTGCGGATAATCCGCATAAATTCCAACGCCTGCATATCTTGTTTGATTCGACGGGTCATAATTACAAGCTATTACAAAATAAAAATATGATTCCGAACCGATATTGTTTAAAGTATTGACTTTGTCAGCTATAATCTGCCCAATGTCAAGATTTTCTGCGACTGTATGAAGACCGACTGTGTCGTCTGTTACGTGTTGTCTATTGATAAAACATTTTTTTGGTGTCCATTTTCCAAACCAAGTTGACCACGCGTCAATTGTGAATTTTAGTTCGCAATTCTTATCACTTTTGTAAATGACATCATCAATCCAAGCAAAAAACCATTTGTTTGAATAGTCGGGATTTTGGAAAGCAATGTAATTCGCTTGAATACATTGTGAATAAGTAAACCCGACAAAAATTGTTCCCGTAGGTCTTAAAAATGAACAATTATCAGCACTTGCAATTGCATTTGCACGACACAACGCAAGCATTTGACTTTCGGAATAATTCAACACGTTTGTGTATTGTTTGTCAACATTTATATTTCGACATAATATAATTTGACTATTCATATTTTACCTCCTAATCTGAAAATCAATAACTTGTTTAAAATCTGTTCCGCACAAATCATTTGCATAAAATATTTTGTTTTCTTTGAATGTCATAAACAAGTTACGCAATTTGTCATTTTTTATTGAAATATTATAAATGTCACGTTGCCACAATTTAGATATTTTTATTGTGTCCGAAAACACAATCAATTTTTCTGAAAATTTTTTATAATATGGACGAATAAACCAACACGCGTCCTTTTTCAAATCTTTGTCCATTAAGTATTCGCACAAAAATTTGAAACCTTGATATTGAAATCCAAAACGATATAGACAATCGTAATTATTATATGATTTTGGCAAATGGGGTTGTGGTGCTGTTTCCCACGCACCTGTATTAATCATATTTGCGTTTGTTCCTATTGTTCCAGAACTTACGCCCGTTGACTTGCAATATTCAATTGCAATTTTTATTACTTCATCGTCTGCCCCTTTTATTTCAATTGTTTTGATTGTTCCTTGCTTTTGTGAACTTATTATATTATGCAAGCCCCAATCATTTATATATGGGCATACTCTTGAAATTGTATTTCCAACAAGCCAAAGTCGTGTTGTTAGACGTTTTCTGTCAACTGTTGCATAAAAATTCATAAGTTTATTACTTTCATTTGCAATATACACACTACGCGACATAAATTCTTCAAAAATTATGTCTTCAACGTCCAAATATGACGCACCCGCGTAGTTTTGTTCAGTTGATAATGCGACAACATATCCAATCTTATCGAAACGTTTTGTTTTTCCTGTTTCGCTGTCATATTGTGACAAATATAATAACTTTCTATATAATGTTATACAATTATATTTTCCATTTGTCAACTTTGAAACGTCAACGTCTTGAAAATATTGTTCTATTTTTTCGCTTGAAATTTCCTCTTTCCAACGCCTCATCAATATGAAACGTTTTCCCGTTTTCAAATATTTTTCAACCGCTTTTTTGTGTTTTACTTGATAGCTTTTACCGTTGGAACGTTCCCCATATATCAAATTGAATCTTGCACCGCACGCGTCTATATTATCCAAATTATAATGAATCATTTTTTTGTTGCTCATTTTCTCCATTCTCCTTGATATATAGTTTTGCAATTTCCGATTCTATTTCCTCGCGAACTATTTTTGCATTTTTCTGTGTGCTTTTATTATTTAATAGATTCGCCCTGTTTATTTTATTTTTTTCACAAATTCCCGAAATTGATATTTTCGAAAATTTCTTGATATATTCCAAATCTTTCAATTTCTTTTCACTCCTTAAATCTTGCACGTTTGCTTGAATTATCCGAAATCAAATTCGAATATTCCAATGCTTTTCCTAAAACATACGTTGTCGGAATAACACAACAACCGCACGTGTCTTTTATATTATAGCTGTTTCCTTGATAATCTGTCAAATTAAATTCCAATTGATTTTCACAATAAATTATTAAATTTTTGTTTGTATCTTCATAATTAAAAACAAAATTATCCCTAAAATCATCTAAACTTGACAACGCTTTTGAACCCTGTTTCGGCACGCCTGCGACAGTTATTTCAATTTTGCCGTCAACTTCAACTGCATATTTTTTCGCCCCTTGCGTGATAAATTTGTCATATGTGTGCAAATGTCCTTTTTCTGTTTCACATTCAAAAAGTCCAAGCATATGTTTTTCGCCGAATACGTCTGCTGGTGCAAATTTTTCAATTGGAATGTCAAGTTTTTCTGCAACGTGTTTTATTTTATTTTCAACAAATTTATTGTAATTATCAATAACTTTTTTGTCATAGCCTTGTTTTAATTTTGCCGAATCTGTATCACAATACACAACAAATTCGTCCAATTGTATGACATTTTTTAATAAATTATTTCTTGCAAATGCTGTAACCCAAACACCATATGCAAACGACAAGAACGATTTTTTCTTTTCGTTTTCTAACGCCTCAACAATTTCATCATTTGAAAGCGGTCTTTCACTCCAACCGTTTTTATTATCGTAAACAACTTCATCACGAATCATATTTGTGACGCTCATTCCATACAAAGCGTTGAACTTGTTTTTCTCTTTTGCGTATTCAACCTCTTTTCCTTGAACATTTTTGAATTGTGTCTTATTTACATATTTTTCAAGTACAAATTCAATAAATTGTTTCGGCAAATAATTGTATTTTGAATAATAATTTTCGATAATTTCATATTGACAATCATATGTCGAAAGTATAAAATAAAAATCAACATCAGTCAAAGTCATTTCAAAGGATTCTGCTTGTATTATTCGTCCGTTATCATAACGCCCGCCAACAATATTTCTGCATTTACTTTGTGAAATAAAATTGTTGTAATATTTACATTTTACATTTGTAAATTTTACAACAAGCAAATATGCAAATCTTTTTGACATTTGTTCGACTTTTGTTATATTACATTTTTTAAATTCTGTTGACGGAAATTGATGTGTAACTAAAATATACGGATAACTTGATGTAAAATCATAGCTGTCAATGTCTTCTAAAATTTCGTCAACATATATCCAATTTGCGTGTGTATATCCGCCTACAAATGCGTCTTGTAATAAATTATAGATATGCGGGTCAGTATTTATCGCCTTTTTGACTTTGTTTCGATAATTCCAATCATTCAAAACCTTGTTTTTTAGTTCTCGCCTTACGTGTCCTGTTGACGTCAAAGGAATTTTGTCAACTCTTTCGTATGTTTCTAATTCTCTTTGGATATAATAATATATAACCAAACAATCATTTTCGCAATATTTCATCTCCTGTGATGTGAGTTTCGTTGTTGGCGTCCTTATTAATGAATAGTCAAGGTCGCCGACTTGTTTTTCTACTGGCAAATTAAATATTTTCGGCAAATATTTCAATGCACAATTTGACATCATATAAGTGCAACGCAATTCGATGTTGTAATCTTCAAAAAAACATCGCATAACTTTGTGAGATTTTCTTGCAAGCACATCTGTAAAATTGAAAACACCTTTCAAGAATTGAAATTCAAATGCAAGATTGTGTATAAATACAATCTTTTTTTCTCTGTCGTATAGTTCCAATCTGTCAAGAAATTTTTTGAACTGTTCCCAAGTTCTACCGTAATACACTTTGTCATTAATTGAAAACATCCAAATATACATACAACAGCGGAATTCCGCTCGTTCTTGTTCTTCTTTTGTCAATTTCTGATAATCAATCCCCGCGACTTGTTTTCCGTCCAATATCAAGTATGATGTCGTTTCAATATCAAATGAATATATTGTGTTATCTATCTTTTTTCTATCTCCTACAATATCAGCAAAATGCCCGTTGTATTCTTCATAAAATATCATTGTTTTTGTTCCTATTTTACATATTTTTCGTATATCATTATTAATTTGTTACGCATATCAACATCGTTTCCAAATTCGATATAGTCTGAAATTCTTGAAATAAAACTTTCTTGACTGTCGGCCGCCTCTTTGGCGTCTTCTATTAATGCCCAAAAATTAGACGCGGGAATATATTTCAATATGTCTGTTACGTAATCGTCGGATAACATATCATATAATGCCTCCGCCTCCTCGTTTGTCAAATCCTCGTCGTCTGTTCCTAGTGATTTTGCAAGCTGTTTTATTGTAGTCTTCTTAACTTGTTTTATTCCTCTTTTTGTTGATGTTTTCGAATTCAAAAATTGTTGCGTTGCTTTTATTGTAGCTTTCATTTGTGTTGTTGTCATTGATTTATTGACTTTTACACGCCCTGTTTTAGTCCAAGCCTGCAACGGTTCTGTTGCAAGCTTGTCCCTCAACTTTTTTGTTGCCCAAGTGTCCTTGCCGAACTCTTTTTCAAGTCTTACGATTCTTTGATTCGCACGTTTTGAAAGTTTTTTCAATTCATTAAATAATTGTTGTTGCTCTGAATTTAATTCAATTTTTTTGGGCATTTCAATTCCTCTTTTCTACATATATTTAGAATGGTAGGTCGTCGCTTGTTTCCTCATTCTTGTTTGTAGTTTCTTCTTTTTTGTTTGTTTTTTCATTTCCTAAAACTGGCACTGCCTTATATGTTTTACCTTTCTTTGTTTTTACTTCTGTCAACCTTACGTTTTCAACTTCGCCGTAATAATCTGTTACGCTTTCGGCAAATATTTCGCTACCGCTTGAAATTAGTCCGTGTTCTTCTGTGTCAAAATAATATATGTCAAAATTCTTTTCATCTGTTACAATGTTACATTTTGCATATCCTATTATTTTGACAACCATTCCCAAAACTTCTGCTAATTTTTTTGATGTGATGTCGCCTTTCTTTGCCATTTTCTCAAATAATGCGTTGTCGCAAGTTCCTTTCTTTTCTAATACTGATACTTCATATTTTTTTGTTTTCATTTTCTTTCCTCTTTCTTGCTATCGGTTGCAACCCATAATTTAATTGAAACATACTAGACTTGCACTAGCATTTTATTTTGTTTCTCCCTTAATATGACGCGTCCCCAAATATTAAAGGCAAAATATGTAATACTTATTATACTAATGTTTCATATAATCGAAAAGATAAAATGACTTTAACATTAACCTTATGGTTTTGATATCTTCAAGCTTAACCATACGTTCTAACGCAATATTGAACTATTATCCTTTCGACAATTTTATTCTAATACAAATTATATTATTTGTCAATAGTATTTGCAAAATATTTTTAAAATATTC